CTTCATATTATTATAATTATTTACTTATTATTTTTTTTAAATTCCTGCTGTTGTTATTGTATTTCTATCTAACTCTTGTGCTGTTGTAACATCACCTGCTACTACAAATGCTTTAACAGGTCTATCTTGTCCTGCTGCTATAGCCTCTGTTAATTGATTTATAGGTGATGCACCTACAACATTAAAAGCAGGAGGCTGTATTTGTGCTACTGGTGCTGAACCTACTCCTCCTGTTGCAGTTCCTCCTACACTAAGTACAGGTATTTGTGTTTGCTGTATAGCTCTTATCTGTTGGAAACCTGTAGCTAATACTAATGCAACATCTGCTGCCTTTTGAAAAGGTGTAACATTTAAAGGATTGTTTAGTGCTTGTGCTGCACCTGCATATGTAGCTATTATTGCATTTGCTATACCTAATGCTTTAGCTGCATTAGAACCCTCTGTTGCTAAACCTATACCTAAAGCTAAGAATTTTTGTGCTGTACCTAATTTGAATCTTTCACCTGCTTCTACTATTTCTCCAGTTTCTTCTTCACTTTGTGCTGTTATAAGTGCTATAGCTCTTGTCCTTGCATCTTCTAAAGCTGCTGTATCTCTACCAAACTTCTTTGCCTGTTCTATAAGAGCATCATACCTTTCTTGTGTTTTAGTAACTTGTAATTCTTTTTTCTCATCTTCATTAATAGCTAGTGCCTCTCTTTCTGCTAATTGAAAATTTTGTAATGCTAGTTCTTGTGCTTTTATTTCAGCCTCTGCTGCTTTACTTGCAGCTTCATTTGCAGCTTTCTCCTCATTCTTTAATGCTATTTCTTTTTTTGTAATTTCTTCATCTAATGCACTAGCTTCTTGTAAAAAGCCTATTCTTTCTTCTGTACTAAATCTTTCTCTATCAACTGCTTTTTCTAATAACTCTGCTCTCTTTCTATCTGCCTCAGCTCTATCTACAAGTAACTGTCTTTCTATTTTATCTGCTTTAGCTCTTGCATCTGCAAGTTGTCCTGCAATCTTTATTTCTTTTCTAGTCTCCTCACCAAAGTTTTTGACACCATCTACTGCATCTCCTAAATTACCTTTTAAATCATTAAATGCTTCTGATACTGCATCAAAATCCCTTCTAAAGAAATTGACAAGTATTTTACCTACATTCATAACTGCATTACCTAGATCTGACATAATATCTAGAACATTACCAGTTACAACTGCAATTTGTCCCATTATTCTAGCAAACTTATTCTGTCCTTCTTCTGAATTTTGGAAAGCAGCAGTTACAGAACCTATTGCAAGTGCAAATGCACCTATACCTGTAGCAATTAATACACCTTTTAGAGTTCTTAGACTTCTAATTGCTGTTAGTACACCTTTTTGTACATTTTTAAAACTAGAAACTAGACCACCAGTTAGAGCATCACCTGTTTCAGATACATCATCCATGTTAGTTTCTATATTCTTTAACTCATCTGATGTTTCTTGTAGCTCTTGATTAGCCTGTTGGTTATCTACTTCTATGTTTATTTTGTATTTACCTATTTTCATTAGTCTTTTTTATCAAATTTTGCAATCCTTTTAGCTAATTTGTAGCCATTTTTAAAAGTAGTAGGTAAATAATGTGAACCTTGTGCAAACCTAATCCTCTCTGTTTCACCATTTACTACCTGTAAAAGCTCTATAATGTTTTTTAGCATCCTATTTATATAATACTTAATTGTTGGTTTTTTAACTTTTGCTCATATTCTTTATAATCAGCACCTACTGTCCAAGTATTTTCTCTCCACCATGATGTAATTATGTACTTTGTGCCTTCTGTAACTTCTTCTCCACTATGTTGCATGTACTCATTAGGAACTCCATGTTGTAAATTATTCCAAACTACAGCTTTACATGCTAATGGTTTTATTTCTTTATTAAGATGTGGAAAGTTTGTAGTACCTCCACTAAAATCATCATTCAAATACAGCATAAATGTGTATGTTCTGTTACCACTTGACAAACAATTTTTATCATAACTATTGCCTTTAAAATAATCATTGTGTGATCTAAAGTATTGACCTTTGTTATACCTCTGTCCTTGTAATGATTCTCCTTTGTGTAATGGCTGACCTAAGTATTTAGCTATTCTTTTATGTAATGTTTCTACTGTTGGATCATTTGACCATAAATTAGATGTGTATGATGTTCTTGATTTATGATATTCATTTATAGTTTTACCTGATCCTACAACCATTGACTTATTTGCAAACTTATCTATCATATTCATAAGATACTTTGCTTCATTGTGTGTTATAAAGTTTTCTATTTCTTTCATTATGGACAATTTGTTGTAAATGGACCTGTTAATGTTTGTGCTGATGAGTTCCAATAGTAATAATTACCACCTTGATATTCTGCAAAATATCTATTTGAACCTAATAATGTGCTACATGTATTGTCTGTATATACTTGACTTGCAGCAGCTAATGTACTTGCATTTAAATATGCAGGTGCAGGTAACCCACTACATAAATCTATTACATATGAACCTTGATACAAGCTAACTGTATGACATGCTGTTGCAGGTGGTGGTCCAACTGGTGGAGGTGGTGTTGGAACTGTAGCTTGACAGTCTAAACAGTTTGCTCCTGCTGTACTTTCTTCTGTAAAAAAGTTAAAATTAGAGCTATTTAGCTCAGTTGGATTAACACCTTGTGTATTATCTAGCCATCTATAACATTCTGTACCATTAACTTCTTGTATTACCCAAAATGTACCTATTGCTATTGTGCTATATACAGCTATTATTGCACCTGTAGGATCATCACAAGTTACAAACCTTGCATAATATATTGTAGCAGCAGGTGGCTGAGGTGGTGTAACAGGTGTTAAACAATTATTACCTCCATCAGCACATGCAACACCTACTGTTGTACCACTAGATAGAGTTGCTGCACCAACAATTTGATACCTTGTACTTCCTACAGTAACTGTATCATTAACATTAAAAGTAACATCACTTGTTGTTTGTGAAGATAAGTAACCAGTTGTACCATCACTACACCTATCCATTGACCAATATTGTGTACTTCCTGTAACTGTTGGACATCCTGTTTGTCCTGTATCTGTAACATCTCCTACATTTGTAAATGATCCTCCTGATACTCCAACTGTAGTAACTGTATAAGGCATACCACATGGATCTTTAACTCTATCACCAACACTTAATGATATACTGCCTGTACCACTTGTACTTTGATTTGTTCTGTACCCTGTTTGATTTGTATAACATTGTGTTAATTCATAAAAAGTAGGACATGCTGAATCAGGTGTTAAGTAAACAGTACCAACTTGTATTCCACTACCTGTTGTACCTAGTACTTTGTATCTAGGTCCTGATAAACTACCTGTTGCAACAATATCATTTACAGATAGTGATATTTGTGTAGTATCTTGTGTTGATATATAACCTGTATTTCCTGTACTACATTGTTCTAATTGATAATATAAAACATTTGAACAAGGTGTAGCAGGACATCCTAAAACACTAAGATCTGTAATTTGACCTATAGGATTAGGATATAAAATTGTATTAGATGTTGTGCCTGTAACAGTATAACATTTTCCTGTACTAGCATCTTGCACTCTAGATGCACTAGAAACAGTACTACTTACTGTCAAACTAGGTATATCTGTAGTAGTTGTAGCTGTTCTTACAGTAGTAACAGTATCACAATCTCTTAATAAATAATAGTAAGTAATTGATGTACAGGAACATGCAGACAATGTGTCTAAGTCTATAGCTGCTACTTGATTTGTTGTGTTTTGTATAATATAACATGTACCATTATATTCTAATCTTGTATTGTTTCTTGTACTAGATGCACTATAACCATAGAAAGTAATAGCAGACTGACCACACTCTACCATAGCATAGTAATATGTAACACATGCAGATGTATTTAGACTGTCAATATCTATTGTTCCTGTATTACCACCTGATGGTCCTATAACATATGTTTGATTTTGATAACTAACAGTTCCTGTTTTTGAGCTATTACTACTAAAACCATATAATGTAGTTGCACTTCCAGTCAAACAAGCATTTAAAGAATAGTAGTATGCTGTTGTATTACCTGAACAAGTAAGTTGTGCAGGACTAGGTGTTGATGTTATTGTAACACTTGGTACAGTATCTTCTGCTGTAGCATTTCTTACTACATATTTTACAGCATTATCAAACACTTGTTGTGTTATTGCATATGTAGGATTATCAACTTCTGTAGATGTTCTGTAATTTGTTGTGTTATCACTACATTTTGTAAGACTATAATATTGAGCAGCATCAGGTGTTTGGTTTGAAGGACAATCTGTTAAACCTGTAGCAGATATTGCTACTGATGTATGTGTGTTTGGTGGATTGTTACCTGTTACTTTATAGCTATTTCCTGATCCATCTTGTACTCTTGCATTGTTAGCTAAGTTTAAAACTGCAAGTGTTGATGCAGATTCAAATGTATTGTTAGGACTTGCACATTGATATAATGTTAGAACATTTGTTAGAGGTGCATTTAGTTGTCCTTGTCCTCCTCCTGTTTCTGTTTGTGTTGCTGTTGCATCATTAACTGTTTCATTAAGTAGTTCTAATTGACTTGCACCTGATAATAAATCAGTTGTAATGCTGTTAATTTTATATCTATCACTATTTATTACTAGAGTATCTGCTAATGTAAAGTTTATAACAAACCTTTTTGGCAATCTTGCTGTTATTTTAGTTAGTCTTTTAGCAGAGTTAAATATACCTGATATATAAAATCTGTAATACTTGTCAAATAATGTTTCTGTAAAAGCTGTAGTAGAGTTCCATTCTGACAATTCTAAATCAAAATGTAGACCTTCTTTGCTTATTGTGCTATCTCTACTTACAAAATTAGAAGGCATCCAGTAGTCTGATATATCTGATATACTACTTGTACCTGTTTTTCCATTTAAAAACCTAATAGGATTTGTTAAGTTTACAAACTCACCTATAAACAATACTGGTTTATCAAAATAAGGCTCATTCTTTTCATCTGCCATAAAACCCCATTGTATATCTGTAAGTATACCATTAATTCTTTCATACTTTAAATGTGCAAAAGGTGCAGTTACTTCAAACTTTTGATCATTAGAGTTTAAGTTACCTGTTTCTACATATTTAGCAGAACCCCATTCTACACCTTGTGATTCTTTATGTTGATTTGCTAATGTTGCACCTGTATCTTCATATCTAAATTCTATTTCTCTATATGGTAGTGCTTTATTTACTTGTATAGTTTGTGGATCTACAAACTCTGTTATATCTCTAACAGTTCCACCATTATAAAAACTTTCAAGTGTTTTAACATGTATAATACCATCTTGTTGAAATGCAGTAAGATTAAACATCTTAAATAGACCAGTTAAAAAGTCTATAACTTTCATAGGTGGTATATTGTCTGATACAATAAACTCTTTTTCAAGAGGTATTGATACAGCACTACTAATTTGTGATGTATATGAATTTCCACTAGGACTTATACCTACAAATGCACAACTATCTATTGTAAATGCAGTTTGTGATTCTATGTGTAAGGTGTACCCCTCTGTACTCCTGTCAAGTTGTTGTGATATGTTTGCTGTTGTGTTTGATGATGCAGTAAATGTTTTTCTAATTACTTCTGCTGATCCTTCTTTTATAATAGCAGTAAACTCAGGATAACCACCTGAGAATTGAAACTCATATCTACCTAAAACAGTTTGATTAGGATTCATTGTAAAAACTATCAATGCATCATTGTTCATCTGCATAGAGTTGTTTTGTGTAAGTAATGGAAAACCTTTTATCTGTTTTTCTGCTACTGTTAGATCATCATATATTCTACCTTCTTTTTTTTGTAACAACATGTACATATTCTTATATGCATCAGGACCATTTGTTAGACTAAAAAAGTCATCACTAAAACTGATCTCATCATATTGTTCTTCTATTGCTTTAACAATTAAGTGTGTTTTTATTGCATATGTTAAATCTTCAAAATATACACCATGTACATCATCTGCATTTTCTGTTACTGGAGGTCCAACATCAGATTGTGTAGGATAAAGGTTACCACCTAATGCAGTATTGTCTGTACCATCACTATTTGTATATGGAACTGCTATACTAGAATCATAATAAAGTCTTTGTGTGTTTGTTATTAAAGGTGCTATTAGTGCTGCTGTATATTGTACAGAATCAGCTGTTATTGTTTTACCATTAGAATTTATTAATGTATTTCTAATTTCTGCTGCACTATATGTAGTGTTAAAGTTGTTTAACCATGACAATCCTGATAATTCATCATCTCCTAATAAGTCTTTTAGGTTTACAGTATTACCAAAAAAAGTAACTCTATATGATTTAGGTTTTAAGTTATCTAGATCTACACCTTCTAATACTATCTTGCCTTCTCTATATGGTATTGTGTTTAGTTCTATTCTTGCATCTATTTTCTTTCTTGCATCAAATGTATAACCTTGTGATAAATTAAACCTGTAGTAATGTTTGAATATTTTATTGTTTGTTTCTGATGCAGGTAATGAGAAAGGTTTAGTAAAGTCAGTAAAAACTTTAGATACATCTCTTATGTTTTGTATTGTTTCTGTTAAACTTACACTTTCATCAGAGAATAGATCTACTTTCTGATTGTCTATATACAGTTGGAATTTACTCATTATCTAACACTATTTACTACATCATATGCAAACTCTAATTCTAAAGAGTAGTTTACAAGTTTGTCATTTACTTTTGTTTTTTTAGTTAGTGAACTTGTTACCACATTTACAGGATATACAGTACTTTGTATTTTTGCCCATACTTGTTCTGATAACATTAGCTGTTTAATTGTTTCAAATTGACCTTGATCTATATATCCAGTATTTAACTGTAGTGTTTCATTACCTTGTTTATTGTATACATATTTTTGATGTTTAGTAACAGAATATGTGTTTGCCTCTATAAGCATAGATTCATAATTTTCTTGTGTAGAGTTAAAACCTATTGTGTGTTTTTTGTTGAAATGAAACTCTTGTAAAGCTCCAAACTTGTTCATAAATACAACTTTAACAATATCAAAAACAGGCTCACAGATTCTTTCTATAGTTATTGTAATACCCCCTACTGTAACACTTGTGTCAGATGCAGAGACTGTAGAATAAGTTACACCATTTGATGATTCTACTGGTATATATGCATCTCCAGTTTCAGGTAAATACATTGTAGTTGCAGATTGCAATAATTGTGAACTTGATAACTGATGATTAGCACCTTCTAAAAATTCTGAGTATGCATCAAATCCATAAAGTGTGTGATTTTGTGTTTCTGATCCTATAGGTGAATCAGGTGTACCTGCTGCACTATTAGTTGCTCTTGTTGCTTTGTTGTTTGTGTAAAACTCTACTTTTATTGTTGCTGTAACTGTAAGACTTGCTAGTGTTGTAGCAGAATATGGAAAAACACCATCCCATGTTGGCTCTAAGTAGTCTCTTATAAGTTCTGAAACTTCAAATGTTATTCTGTTACTTGTTGTATCTTTTGATATTACATATCTGTCTACACCACCTATTGTAATAGTAATATCTGCTGATGCAGCAGTAGTACTTGATGTGTGATCAATAAAAAATGGAGATCTAAGTCTTGCTAAATATGTTGCCATTATTCTGTTGTAAATTTTAAAAAGTTATCTATGTCTAATTCATATTTGTTTATAAATTCTTTTGGTAAATTTTTGTATGCTGCTTCAAAGGCATTTGTAAAAAAGTAAGTAGGCTCTAAACCTTTCATAAATATAGATCTAGCAATTAGATATGTTATAGACTGTTTAAATCCTACACTACTAATTGATCTACCTGCAAACCTGCCTTTATTTCTAGGTGCTAAACCTTTTTTTACAACCCACTTATCTAATGATTTAGGTGGTGGCATTTTAGTAGTATACTTATATGTAGGTAGATTTAGCTTTCTTTTTCCATGCTTTTTCTTCTTACCATCTACACCTGCATCTTGATAAGCACCATAACCTTCCATTTCAAAGTCTAACTCAAAAGAATTAGGATTTACTTTTACATCTGCTTTAATAGATCTAGCTAGTTTACCTGATGCTTTTTGTTTTTGTAAATTTGCTTTTGCACCTTTAACTACTTCTCTTGCAAAATCCTCTAACACTCTTTTAGTTTCATCAAATTTCATTAGCAATAGTTTAGATCATTAAATATTTCTACTGTAAATGTTGTTGCCCATCCTGCTAACACATTCTCAAATCTGTCAAAGAAAGGTTCACATGTTGCATCTCCTACAAGTTGGTAACCATCTTCATACATCTGTCCTTTTCTTAGTCTTGTTATAAGTCTGTTAGAGACTGATAGTTGTGTGTTTAGTATGTCATGTGTATTTGTGTTACCTAAAAATAAGTCATCAACAAAATCTTTATTACTGTCTACTTGCTCCATTGTAAGTATTGTAAAACTAAACTGCATAGTCTTTTCTGCATGTACTACATTGTCTATTATCATATGTGCAAGAGGAAACATTGTCTGTTTACCTAGATCAACATCTGTTATATTTCCAAATGTCATTGTTTTTATACTAGGATTGTTAAGTAATTCATCCTTTATTTCATTAACTACTAAATAAAATCCTCTTTGTGCTTTATCTGCCATGCTTTCTTTTTAATCTTTGATTCTCTAATGTTTGTTTTTCATTTACAAATTCTAAATACATTAAGATTTTGTGTAATCTTTGTTCTGAGATATGTTCAAATCTTGTAACATCTCCTTGAGCTGCTTGGTAAAATGATGTATACCAACCCCATTTTCTGCTAAACCCTGCTTCAGATGTGTGTCCTCCTTCAGTACCCCCTTCTGTAAATAGTCCATCATAACTACTGACAACTCTTTGCCTAAATTCATTAAAAAAAAAACAGCACCTAGTGCATATGCTAGTGGCATCTCTTTCATAGTATCATCAGTTATAGCAGTATATTCTTTTATGTTATATCTGCCTTTTACACTAATTTCAACTGGTCTATACAATACCTGCATAGCTTTATGCATTTCTTGCCAGTCTCCTAGATATGAATCAAGATCTACAAATTCACCAAAACTAATTTCATCTAAGTTTGGTATAAATCCATAGTTTACTCCTTTTAGGCTAAACTGTTTTGTTAACTTTTGATCTTCTGTAAACATTATACCTAGATCTGTTACTATGTCTTGTACATCTTTAAATCTCATCTTCATAACATAATCTAGTCTTGTTCTACAAAAGATCTCTATCATTTTTTGTGCAACAAAGACTTCATCTTCATTGTCCTTCTCCATTTTTAAATATTTCTGATACTGACCTAATGTTATTTCTGTTAGGCTTTCAGGTATCCTTAGTGTTAGTTCCATACCTATATAATACAAGATTTAAAAAAATTTAAAAAAAAGTTATTAAAAAGTTTGGTCATATTATAATAATGTATTATATTGCAGTATAATTTTAGAAAAACATATTATGAAAGACTTAAAAGAATTAGAAAAATACTTTAACCAACCATTATGGTTAATTACCTTATTACTATGTATCTTGACAACAGGTTTGGTTTTCCTTATGTCATATGTAGATTCATTGTAATGTTTTTCATATTAATTAGTTTATAACAAGGCACTTTATGTGTACAGGAGAGGAGGTCCTAGATCTCCCTCCTTTTTTTATTTTATAGCATACCTTCCATAGTTAGGATATGATAGTTTATGAACTACACTATATCTGAGTGCATCACAAAAGTGATTGTTAAGGTCTAGTGGTTTATTAGTAGGATTGCCATTTCTATCTTCTACATACTTGTAGCTTTCTAATTCTCTTATTGCATTAGTGCTATCTTTTGTTACATGTAGTTTGTATCTTCTGATCATGTCTATTCCATAATTGATCTCATACTTCTTCTTGCCTTTTATGTTCCATCCCATTCTATAGATCTCCTCTATACTTTTAGGCTCACTAGAATCTGCAAAGATCTCATCCCTTCTATCTAATCCTAATGCTTCAAACTTTCTAGCAAGATCCTGATTAGTTAATCCAGTCTCATACAAAATCTCTCTAACATACATGTTGTCTCCTTCTATGTAAGTCTCACACATACTTGATGGATCTGAGGCAAACCCAAAGTCTAATCCTCTAGAGACAAGTTTAGCTGTATCAGGTATGTCATTACAAATACTGAACTTAAATACAAGTGATCTGTTCTGTCCTCTTAGTCCTAATCCATATACTCTGTATAATTCAGGATCTGTTTCTTTCAATCTCAGGAGTTCTTGTCTTAGTGTATCTGATATAAATGGATTCTGCATAAATGTAGAAATGTGTAATTGACAATCAGGTCTCTCTAACACTTTATCATATATCCAATGGAATTGATCATGTGGATTGTAGTCTATAATAACAGATACTTCACCTTCTGCTCCATCTGTTCTAAACAGTAACTGATTCCAAGATTCTAGATCTACCTCATTAGCTTCATTTACAAATAACAGATCTCTTTTTCTACCTCTAACTCTAGATCCCATATCTAAGCTAAAAAACTCTATTAGGTTTCCATTTAACCAATACTCATTAGATGTCTTGTTATGATAGATCTCTGAATACAGTTCATTGTGCTTTAGGATCTCTAGAAAGTCTCTTAAAACTGATGCTTTTAAACTAGGTAGTGTTTTTCTACATATAGATATAACTCTACCTGTATGCCTATTGCAATAGCTAAATATAATCCATAATAATGTATTGTAAGTTTTTCCTGATCTACTAGATCCTTGGAGTGCTACTATTTTGCTTGTGCTTGATTCTAATACTTCAAATACAACATTAGTCTGTATCTGTTTCATCTTTTAAGATCTTTACCTCAAACATCTTATCACCAATAGTATCTACTTCTTGTCTTTCTATATATCCTCTTTTCTTACCTTTAGTTTTTAGGTAGAATAAAATTTCAGCAGTTTTACCTTCTTTTATATTACTTAGTAATTGATGTTCTGCAAAGTCTAATAATCCTTCTTTTACTTCATCAACCTTTCCTGCAAATTCATTATCCTTCATCCAATCATAGAAAGTCTGTCTAGAGATATTAGCTGCCTTACATGCCTTGCTAACATTCCCCATCTTACTTGCAAATACTTCTAAAAATTCATCTCTATTTTTAGCCATTTTTCTTTTTTGTCTATTTTTTGTCAGATTTGTAAAGTTTCTTCCTCCTGATCTTCACTCATTTGTATAATAGCCTCCTCATACATTTCTTTTACTATTGTTGATAACTTTGACAGATCATCTTCTGATAAATACTTCAATTTAGGCTTTATAAAGTCTATTCTTTCTGCTGCAACATCTTCTTCTAAATCTTGTACAACTGCATGATACCACTCTAATAAATGTGGTGAATATTTACTATATATTTCAAAAGAGTTTAGACTATGTATAACACTAGCATGATTCATAGTATAATTATACTCTGCTGCTAAGTCTTGTATTTCTCTAAGTGTAAATCTATAGAACTTCTTTAATACTGTATATAATAAAGATCTTATCTCTACTACTTCTCTCCTTCTTGTACTTTCAAATATGTTGTATCCTGATAATAGTTCTATTTCTTTTACAAGATTTCTAATCCTACTTTTTGTTCTCATGTTTTAACAATTTACTGTAACACCTTTAGATTGCATACATAACATTCTTGCATAAGCTGCTATTGGTAGCCCTAATTTTGATGCCTCTTTTTTTAACTTTTTGTGTTCATCATTACATATTCTAAACTGTATTAGTTTACTGCCTGTAATTCTTTTATATTTTCTCCTTAATTTTCTTTTTTGCATCTTGATCAAATTTAGTTTGTAATGCTGCTAAAGCTCTCCATGCTACTTTAGCTAAATGTGATACTCCATCAATATCATCTTCCTTAGCTTGTATTAAATGTCTTGTTAAGGCATCTAGATGGTCCATGCTTTTACTCTTGTCCCAATGTAGAGGTTTACCTTTGTGGTGTTGTTCATTTCCAATCTTGCTCACTCTAGAAACTTCCATAAGTGCATCAGGAAAGTAATTTATTACACCAGTCCATACTGGATAATCCTTTCTATTCATTATCTAATTAGCCAAAATAAAAAGTTAATTCCAAGAATAGCCCATAATGTAAAAAATGGTAATCCATAAACTATATATTTCAATAGTCTTTTTTGAAAAGCAACATCTGCTTTTGTAGTTCTTAGATAGTATCTAAGTTCTTCTCTTTTTATATAATGTTTCATAGTTCTATGTTTATGTAATATTGATCTAAGTCTGTCTCCTGCATAAACCATTCCTCATAAGTTTGTAGAGCTTTCTTTACCTTCATCATACCTCTTTCATAAAACTCATCTGTTACCTGAGCATATCCTATGTCTAGAGATCCTTTGTCTATAACTATAAATCCCATCTTGCTAGGTAATATGTCAAATAACTGGCAGTACAGAAAAGCCTGAACATCATATCCATATTTATCTGCACTATATTTCCAACCCTGTAAAGATGCTGTACTTTTTAAATCATACATCTCTGAGTTGTTACTTAAAATGTCAGCCTTAGCTCTAAAAGGAAATCCAAATACTTCTCCTATCTCAGCCTGTTCAAATTGTGAATTACTAAGTTTCTCCAACACCATCTCATTCCTAAGTAGAGCATCAGCCAACCTTTCTGCATCATGTTTTTCTTTTAATGTAAATACCTTACCATATTGTGCTACTGCATCTTTATATTTCTTTGTATTCTTACTTTGTACACTTACAAATATTTGACTATTGAATACATCAGGTTCAAGCACACATGTATGGAATAGCCAACCATCTCTTAATGCTTGTGCCTCTGCTTGACCATATTCAAGTATATGCTTATATGTTTTTGGAGATGATAGTAAATGTTTTATTGATGTAGAACTAAATGCATACTTTCCTAAGTAGCCATAGTAAAAATCATCATCATCAGCTTTTGCTAAGATCTCATCTCTATCCCATTCTTTGCCATCTAATAAGTGTATTTTCATTCTTGTAGTTTAAGTGTTACTGTTATATATAATGTTTTATTGTGTACATGATAAAATTTTCCTATAACTCTAGATAATAATTCCATGCTCTGAAATGTAACTAGGACTTCTTCATACATATTTGGTATTGCCTCAAAATCCATCCATATAGCATTTAACTGATCTATAAAAAGATTCTCTATGTCTACTTCTGCACCTTTATAAATTGTATTAGGATCAAATTCTAATTCTACTCCTAATTCAATCTTTTTTGGTCTCCAGTTTGGATTCAGCTTTTCTAGCTCTGTCAATGGCTCTTAATTTATCAGATTTATATTCATCTATACTTAACATCAAAAGATGTCTGTCATTCTGTAACTCTTGTACATAAAAATGTATTTGTATTACAGCATTTATTAAAGTCTCTAATTTATCATTAGCAGGATGGCTTTTTTGCCAATCTAATAATATATTATTTACAACCTCAGAGTTAGTTAAGTATTGCATATCTTTTAGGTTATCTAATTTCTTGCTTACTAGCTCTCTGTCTATATTCTTTATTGGTATATTAGTATTGAAGTCTGTATTTTTCATAGTCTCTTATATCTGATTCTCTTACTTTAATAATTACATCTTTATTGCCTTCTCTTGTATATAAACAATGATAGTCTGATTTGTTTACACATACATCTGTAAATCTCTTAATGTATTTAACTAATCCTAGTCTATCATAAAACACATAGCTATTTATATCAAGATACTCAATTACCATGTATTTTGCAAAACCATACAGAGAACCTTTACCACCCCAAACATTTCTTTTCTCTAACCATACTGCCTCAGTATTCTTATCACCTTTTAAATCTACAGGAGTAATCTCTCCAATAATAAAATCAACATGATAATTCTTATCAATGTATGTAGATGTTTTACTTGCTCCTATGCCTATCTGATCCATAAAGTCTTTAAACCTTTTTTCTGATAACTCTCCTTTTTTCCAATTACCTTTATTCTGATAACTTTTTGGTTTGAACACCATTGTCATATATTTTTTCTAAATCACCAATCCACTTATTTATAGTGTCCATCTTCTTTACACCACCACACCCACAAGGTTCATTATAATTATGTACAAAATACTTTGCATGTAATCTGTACACAAGTTTTAGATCTTCATCTGTAAAGCCATTTACCATAGCTGTTTTAAATCCAGTAAAATCTATATAATCTTCTTCATTCATTTGTTGCCTTAGCAAACTTTTATAACTTCTTAATCCCATCTTTAGTAAAAATATATTTGTTTAATTTTTCTTGTCTTTTATCACAACCACAATCATCATAGCCAAATAATTTAGCTACAAATTTTGCTATTCTCTTACCTTGTCCTAAGGTAATTATTCTTATAACTTTTTCTACAAAGTCTCCTAGTTTCATAGGTTTTTTTGGTGTTACTCCTGCTGCCATTCTATAACCATTTAAAAAATATCTTTTTATTCCTTTTGCTAATTTCATAAGCCTATTTTTTTCTTTAGTATCTTCTTAACATTTCTATAAGTATTATATAAACTTATATAAGTAATAGTTGTTTTTCTACTAAGTTCTGATATTTTAGTTCCTGATGCAATAATCTCAAAAACCTTTTGATCATACCAATGTAGTTTAGAAAATTCATCATTAAACTTTTTTTCAACTTCCTGAAAATATACTTGTTCTGCACTTTCAACATTTTGTAGTATTTCTTCATCAACAAAAAATACTCTATCTTTTTTCTTTTTAAGTTGTAGAAACATTGTGTATAGTATCTTAAAAATATAATAGTAATTAAGCTCATCTTTATTATAAGTTATATCTGTTCCTTTTTCTGTAATATGGTGTAATTTAATGTACATCTCTTGTGTTAAGTCCTCTGCTGTTGCATAATCAAGTCCAAATGATTTACATATGTTTACCCATGTCTTATGTTTCTCATATGCTTTCTCCAGTATGTTCATTTTCTATCAATTCTATCATATTATCTCCTTCTATACTAAATCCTACATTATTAATTAAACTTCTTATTCTTACTGGACTATCTAATGTTGTTGGCATCATACCAGTATCAGTATCTTTTACTTTCCTTACATGAATGTGTGTAACCATCCAATCTAAGTTATGTTGTATATATCTATGTAACACTATAAAATTATCACATCTATTACTCCATTTACCTCCACCTTCACAATCACTCATCATAGGTGCTATAGGATGTCCTGCATATTCATGTGTTGCACCATGTAGTTTTCTAAGTGCATCTGTTTGTGCATGTGCTGTAAGCCATAATGCTACACCTGTCTTATGGCAAAACTGTCTCATGTCTGATGCTGCTTTGTAATCAAACTCATGACCACCTAATGATCTATATATTTCTCTATCTTTTTCTAAAGAGTTATAAGGATCTATAAAATAACCATGATAATCCCATCCCTTTTTTATCTGCTGTCCAAGATCTAATAATTGTTTGTAAGTATATTGTTCTTCTATACTTACTAGCTTAAAGTGAGAGTCTACCCATTTACTTCCTTCTTTCAGCTTTTCCTCATCAACCTTGTTAATGGGCATACCCTCTTTATATTCAATTAATTTTTTTACTATAGAATATGGTTCATTCTCTCCTGCATATACTAAAAATCTTAAACCATGTTTTTGTGCATATAGAAACATAAAAAAAAGCACAGTATGTGTTTTACCCACATTACTATGCCCTAAAAAAATATTAAATGTTCCTTTTTTAAATCTAAAATATGTATCAAAAGACTTGATACCTAGAGATAAGCCTTCCTTGATTTCTCCTTTTCTTATTTTGTGGATCTTGTCAAGTTGGTCTTGTATCTCTAGTATCATTTGCTAGTCTGTAAATGGACTGTCATCCCCATAGCCTAAGTCTCTATCAGGATTGTGGTCTGTTGTTGTTACTTTTTTTTCAGGTATAAACTGGCTAAATGGTATATAATATTTTCCAGTCTTACTACTTATTAAAACATCCATGTTAAGATAGCCATTATTTTTCTTAATAAAATCTTTTACATAAGGATTTTCTAAATATTGTTGAAATCTTGACACATGCATCCTTTGTTTTGTTACTACAAAATCTCTAGGAGATGTATCAACATATACTCCTTCTACAAAATCAGGTTTCTTATTTTCTGCCATAATTATTTAGGTTTAGTTAATAGTTGTTTATAAATAAGATCAGCAGCAACTATTGCTTGATCTAACATTCTTATCTGTCTTTCAGATAGAATTATATTATTTCCTTGCTTATCTTTTGCATCAGGATCATCATACTTTTGAAAATCATCTGAAAAGATAAATTGACTTACATTATTCCATGCAACAGATCTAGCTATAGATTCCTGTTGTGTCATAGTAGCTGTATTAGCTGTAGTACTTGTGTTTGTATTTGCCATCTGTTTTATTTTAGGATTATTAAATTCTCTGACAAGTGATGCAAACTTATTAGAGTTCTTTTTGTATTCATATCTTACTGTATCACCAACATTAAGATTATCTATTGTTGCTTTATTTTTTGCTAAAAACTCAGGCTTTTCACCATTCTCTAAATGTAAAGTATATTTAAAAAATGTATGTGAACCATTATTATAAGTATCACCTGTTTCAACAAACTTTATAGTGCTAGTCTTGATATTGGTGGATTCCATCATAAGTTGTATTTAAGTTAAGTGTTTTTTTTTCTTCCCTAGTATCATAATTTCTTAGCTCAATTTTAAGCATACTCAAATCATGTAATAGTTTTTTATTCTCTCTTAGGAGGTCATTATGTTTCTCTAATGATAATTGGTATTTTTCTCTGAGCTGTTTTACTTCTAAAGTAAGCTCATCTATTTTACTGTCTTTTGCAGTAGGTTCTTCACCTCTTTTTCTAAATATTGACATAATAGTAAATTGTTTTTCTACTACAAATATATAAAAATATTATTATATATTATAGTTTTGTCAATAAATTTCTAAAAAATTCATACTTTTCTTGAAGATCTGTTATAGAATACTTACTTAATTCCTTTGATTTTATTAGTAGTTCTGTAGCTTTATCTATTTTATATTTATCATTTAAAAAAAGTGCAAATTTATATTGTTCCCCTTGATTGAAACTATTGCAGCTAACACATTGGAGTGCTACATTCTCCTCATCCCATCTAGTTGCATAGTGCCTTCTACTCATAAAATGACCTGCATGACCTTCTTTGTAATGTATTCTTTTAGCACATGTACAACATAGTCCATATCCATTTGCATCAGTATCTCTTTTCCTAATGTATTCACTAAATACTTTGTCTAGTTTTTTTATTAAAGTTTTTCTGCTAGGTTTTTTAGGCATAATCTAAGTTACAAAATATAAATTAATGTTAAATTTATTATTATACATTATATATACTGTATGATATATATTATATTAATACTATATTATAGTTAATAAGTATATTTTAATTTAAATATATTATAGGAATTATAACCAATAAGGAAAAGGTAGACTATTCATTTCAAACAGTTGATTATTTTTATGACTACCATCACAAAACCCTGCTCTGTCCTTTGTTCTACCACATTGACATTTATTTTTTTCCATTATTTTCTTGTTTTTTCAAATGATCTACCACCAAAGTATGCTCCTACCATAAGCAGTAGTAATTGATTGATTGTTTCTAAGTTATAGTCTAGAAAAAATCCTAAAGTGTATGCAATAAGCATAAATATTAAAGATAATGGTCTAACATTTTGACTAAGCCATGAACCTGAACTAGCATCAGCCTCCCATCTTCTAGTAACAGCCTCCATTTCTGCAAGATCCATTTCTAAGAGTTTTAAAGCCTGATCTTTATCTACTGGAGGTAAGGTATTATCTTTCTGTATTATGTTCTTAACTAAGCCCAGTACACCTTTATCAGGTACAACATCAAGTAGATTGTTTATCAGACCTGACTTTGCTAGTAGCTGACCTACCTTTGTCTCTCTTAATGGTTTCCTTTTTTTCTTCTCTTGGCTCATAAGGTTTATATTTTGTTACTTGTGTTATAGGATCTCTATAAGCCTCTATAACTTGATTTCTATTTCTACCCTCTCTGTAACTTACATGCACCCACTTAGGTGATCCATCTTCATTACTAAATTCCCATATCAATGTATCAAACTCTAGGTTATCTTTTATATAGTTAAATATATCTGTATTAGACACCTTAGTAAAATCCATATCTATGTCAAGAGCTTGACCTTGCATATGTAAGCTAGTTTTAGCTCCTCTAATAGCTTTATTTAGTTTTTCTCCTCTATAACCACTAGAAACATGTATAGGACACTCAAAATGATCTCTAATTGGCTGAAAAACTTTGTTTGCTATTGTTTTAAGGTTTTCTATGTGTTCCTTAGTAGGATAATTATCAATACCTAATCTCTTTGCTGTCT